GTCAGGCAGACCAAGTGTTTCATTCAGTAGAGCATATGCTCTTTGGTGAATACCCTCACGAGCAGCAAACGACCCAAGCATATTACGCACTTCATTGTTCTTAAATTTAGGAACAAAGTTATCATAGTAATTTTGACCAACCGCAACATCAGACTGAGTGAATAGGCGCAACACATTAGTGATGTAATCTTTCTCTACATCTGTAACCTTGCCCATCTTCCAGTCAGTCACATCTTCAGAGAGATCAATCTCGTCTTCGATCCAATGCGCTTTCTCATGTCGTGTAGTAATATCTACAGCCCATGGATAATGGAATGGCTTATATGTTTCAGAAAACTCAAGCAGACCACCAGCCTTTTTGACCAAAGTGTCGGCAATCTTCATAAGATCATCATATGTTCCGATGTGTTTATCATCAATAAAGATCTGTGGTACAGATCGTGCGTTCGGCAGTTTCTGGTAAAACGCCAAACGTTGTTCTTGATCATCCAACTTAATCTCACGAACAGGATAGCCGTGTGTTTCAAACCAATACTTTGCCTTAACACAAAATGGGCAATTGCTTTTACTGTAAATTAATACGTCCAATTCTCTCTCCTAACCTTGACATGACACACACTCGTCTTGAGTGTCTGCGGTGGTATCGCTAAATTCTGCTAATCGGTCACGTGCTACTTTAGACGCAACGTTTTCAGCCTTGTTTGATGTTTCTGTTCTTAGATAGTATAACCCTTTTGCACCATAAAGCCAAGCATTATAATGTACTTTATGTAGGTAATCTTTAGTAGCACCTGCTGGGAAAAAGATATTCAGTGACTGTCCTTGGCACAGGTACTCTTGTCGATCACCCGCTTGTTTGACGATCACATCTTGATCCAACTCAATAGCAGTTTTGAATACAGCTTTCATATGGTCAGACAAAAAGTCTAAGTGTTGAACTGATCCACCACTTGTGATGACTGATGACCAAACTTCTTCGGTATTCATACCAAGAGATTCTAACTCTTCTTCAAGATACTTGTTCTTAGTTAGATGCGAGCCAGCACGTGTACGAGATGTAAATGCATTTGCTTTCCATGGCTCAATGGAAGGTGATGTTCCACCAATCAATGAACTGTTTGCGTTGGGGGCGATAGCTAACATGTGTGCATTACGCTTTCCAGTGCCTGCCATATCAGGAGCTTCACCACGTTCAGCAGCTAGGATTGCTGTCTCTACTTCTGCTTGTTCTTTGATGCGCTTGAAGATTTCTCTATTTGCTGACACCGCAGCTTCAGATTCAAATTCAATCCTGTGTTTCTGGAGGTATGCATGATATCCCATCGCTCCAAGACCAAGCGATCGCTCCCGCATAGCAGAGAACTTTGCTCTGTGGATTTCGTCTCCTGCGTGGTCGATAAAGAACTGCAAGACGTTATCCAAGAAACGGATAAGATCAGCAACAACCGTTGAATCTTTCCACTCATCATATTTCTCCAAGTTTAGTGAAGACAGGCAGCATACAGCACTGCGCTCTTCATTAGTTACAAGGTGTATTTCATTACAAAGGTTTGATCCCTTGATAGAAAGACCCATATCTTTTTGTGACTGTGGCAATGCTTTGTTAGCAGTATCAATGAAGTTTAAGTATGGCTCACCAGTACGATAGCGAGTCTCAAGGATCAGCTCCCACAACTTACGTGCACGCATAGTATCGCGCACTTCATCTTTATTTGGATCCTTTAGTTCCCACACAGCATCATCGCCAACAGCACGCATAAACTTATCGGTCAAGTTCACAGCATGATGTAGGTTCAAACATTTACGGTTCACATCACCAGTCGGGATACGCATGTTAATGAACTCTACGATATCAGGATGAGAGATGTCCATATAGGAAGCGTATGAGCCTTTGCGGGTCTTTCCTTGACGATACGCAGTCATGTCACTATCTACAGTGTGTAAAAATGGCATTGGACCTGGAGCAACGTCTGAAACAGATCGAACATCTGACCAATGTCCACCAACTCCACCACCCTTTACTGATAACCAACGCAACTCGGCACTATGATCAATCAACCCTTCAAGAGTATCAGGCACATATGTTAAGAAACATGAAATAGGTAGTGATTTTACCTTCTCTCCTTTGAGAGGAGCGTTGGACAGGATTGGTGATGAAAACATGAACCAACCTTCACTTGCTGCGTTGTAAATTCTTTGAGCTAACTTTTTATCTCCTGCCGAGAATGCTACAGCGGCACGAGCGAATGCTTCTTGTGGTGTTGTTTCTTCTTCTCTACAATAATAATCTTTCAATAATTTGACAGCTTGCTCTGTCATCGTTTTGTCTTTGCTGGGGTCAATCTTAACGCCCAAATGTTGTCTGGGTAAACCGAACATATTATACAACCTTGTTATGTTTCTATTAGTGAATCGGTCATGGGGAATATCTCGGCAATAGCGCATGCGCACTCGCGAGCAATATCCATGTGTTCTTGTTGTGTTCCATTTGATGCACGCAATTGAATATAATGTATCCAACTTCTCAAAGTGCCATTCATATATAGTCTTGTTTTGGTAAGCCCTTCTGGCAATACAGCTCTTGCTTGTTCTTTAGCAATGCCGTTATCAATTGCCCAGTTATATGCTGATTGCGCAGCACCTAACACTTTCTTCTGGCGAGCATACCACTCCCGCTTTAAATATTCATCATCCGTTTCAATACTGTTCTGCCGATTCTTTTGATCCTGTAATCTTGCATCACGCAACACATAAGGATAACCCATTTCTTCAGGGTTAGCATATCGCTGACTGAACTCTTGAAACGCAAAAGAACGATGACGCACAATTTGATGCGCAATGTCTCTTGTTGTGTCTATCATCAGGCAAGCGTTGACCATCTCTAATGGCGACCAGTGTTGGTGCTTGATTAGATACTTGACTAATTTTTCTGATGTTTCACTATTAAGCTGATTGGAAGGATTAGATACCCTCGCGCAATAAGCAATCATTTCTAATAGGTCTGGATTCTCATTATCACCAAACAATCCATCTACTGCTGCCGAATACGACACTAACTTTACATCCATTAAACCTTTCTCCACTCACTCAATTTTGCCTTCGCGGACAATCCCTTGAAGGTGTTACTACTTATAATCCTTTGAATTTCATCGACACACTTCCCAGAAAGCACCATGTCATTTATATCTTTTTCTTTTGTTCCACTAGGGAACAGCGCAATAGAATGTTTTTGATCTATTGTTTTTTCGATACGCTTAATGATTTCTTTACTGCGTGGCTCATTATCATACACAAAAACAAACTCGGCTGAGAATGAATCAAGCCCGCTCACATCTGCGCCTGCCATAGCAATTGCGTTATCAATAAACATGCTGTCAATTGGACCTTCGACAACATAAACAGGCTTGCGTAGATCCACAGTATCTAGCCCGAATATTTTTGGAGCCTGAGAATCAAGCATGATTGTCACATACTTCAGCTTAGACTCACCAATAGCTCTGCCCTGAAAACCAATCAGGTTATCCTGCTTATCAATGAATGGGATAATGATTCTTGGCTCATCTTTTTTGATGTCAGGAATCTTGCCCTCTTCGCATTGATTAACGAACTCGTAGAATTTAGGAGCATAGAAAAGTTTGTAATGATACTTGGAAGGGATACCCCTGTTGACAACATACTGCTTTGCGCTGTGTCCTTCAGGTAACTGAGATATCTTCTTCAGCTTACCAAGCGGAGTCTTCAGGTAGTTTGCTTTCTTCTTGAATCGGAACTCTGTCTTTGTTTTGACTGTAGTGTTCGCTGATTTACGACCGCCATCCTTAAAACGCTCCATCGTATATTCTTTGTGGAGTTGAGGATTGACGTGTTTGATAAGGTTATTGATGCTCGCCCCCTTACCACAATTATGACACTTGAAGATGTAGGAGTTTTCGGTCACAAAGACGTACCCACGAGCCTTATTCAGATTCGTCTGGGAGTCCATGCAATAGGGGCATCGGAAGTTATATAGGTTATCGTTCTTCCGCTTGAACTGGTCTAGCTGGGCAGAAAGAAGATGTAGGTATTTCGAATCAATATAATTACTCATCAAACCATTATACAACAAAAGCTCACAAAAGACAAGTTATATTACATATGATCTCTGACATAGGGTAGGACTACTGTGATCGCAAATGCTAGTAGGGTGAATCCTCCAGCGGCTTGCCACTTCCACTGCTCAAGTTTGCCGACTCTGTCCGACATCTCTTTAGCGTGTTCGCGTTGCTCTTCTTTCATCTCGCGGATCTCATGCACGATTTCCTTGTGTGATGATGCCAGCTCTCTTTGTAACTCTTCTCTCAAGTCACCAATCCTTTTATGCAAAACGTCTGTCTGTTCCCGAGCTTCTTTTCTACGCTCTTCTAGTAATGTGAATAAGTCCATGTTAACGCCAATTCTAGGTGGAACTTCTTCTGGGTCGAATACTATGCTTGCTTGTTTAGCTGTTTGTCTTCTTGCCATGAGATAGTTTCTATTTTTAGTTTGAACGACTATTTATATCTTTGCGAATGTGCTCTGCAATCTCTTTTGCTTGCATTGAATATAATACGCCTAAATCTTCTTCTAAAGCGTCCAAACGGTCAGCTATTAATGGATATTGTTTGCGGAACTTAGCATCTTTCTTAGCCAATTCAATATCATACTTGACAGCGAGATATTGCATAAAAGCATCAACATGTTTCTGGAACCAAATGCCCATAGTTGTGCCTTGAAACCAATTGTAGAAAGAACTTCCAACAACCGAACCTAATATGGATTTAAGTATAAACCAATACATCTTTCATTTCCCCAAAACGTTTTAAAAAATCTTGTAACCAAATTTCTTTTTCTGACTGGTGCATCATCAAATCAATATATAGACAAGGCAATTCTCCAAAAGAACTTCTCCACTCTTCGACATATTTAGGCACTTCTTCTTGAAGCCTAGAGACATAATCAAATTCAGAGACTCTTTTCTGAACTGAATCAGGAAAACTTCTATCTTGTATATACATATCTGAAGATAGTGTTTGCGTATAAAGCAAATTGCCTTTTTGGTGTTCTCCCAAATACTTGAACGACTGTAAATGATCTTCTGCTAATAACATTGTTTCGTCCATCAGAATCTCACAGGCTTTTCTGCTATACAGAATATGCTTGTCTTGAGAGGACAAACCACCAGAGGCTTCATATAAATCTTTGTGTCTCCCCACTCCCCTCACTTCTCCCAAAGAAGTTAGAGATATTCCCCACACTGAAGCCCACAAACTATCACTTGCTTTAAATCTGTGCCCACAATCTAATTCTTCTGCTTGTAGTACATCTAAAGGAAGTATTCCTAAAACATCTAAACAAGGCATCCTTCGTAGATGTTCTGCTAAACTCAACAAGAAGGTTGGATAAAAGAGGTCATCGGCATCAAACTGTGTCAAATAATCACAATCACTTTCAAGCAGAAGTTCATGACAACTATTTTTGCCTCTTACGGCTGTGCCATTACTTTCTGTTCTGACTACTCTTAGAGGAAAATTCTCATTTAAAACATCATTGTAGTAGGTATCGTTTAACGTATTTACTACTATTACAAATTCTGTTTCTAAAGACGGTGCTCGTGTTATGTCGTTCTCTATAGCATAGACTAATCTTTTTAGTCCGTCTAAGTCTGATGTCGTCAGCAACGCCACTAGGTGTTTATATTTGGTCATTAGACCCTCACATTATAAAAAAGACAATTCAATTAAGTATAACCTAGTGCGCTTTATTCGTCAACCTTTAATGTCTCAGCGATTATGACATAGTTGTCCATGCCATGATCAGTGAGTGAATCAAATATCTTACCTTGCTTCCAACCAGCCCACATACCACGGAAGAAGTCCTTCCAACGCTGCCAGTATGTTGGATTGCGTTCACAACCATATGCATTGAAGTATCTCTCTTCACCGCAATGCACAAAGCCCATAATCTTTAATGGAACTTTAGTTACAATATCATTGTTATTGACAAACCTGTGATGTGGACAATTAAG